CTGCAATTATGCCCTCTGACAAGCCATTATGGCCCGAATTTTGGGATAAAGACACACTTTTGGGCATAAAAGCGTCATTACCCGTTGCAAAATGGTCGGCACAGTGGCAACAACAGCCAACTTCGGAAGAAGGAGCGATTGTCAAGAAGGAATGGTGGAATATGTGGGAGAAAGATGACATCCCCGACGTGAAATACATCATTCAAAGCTACGATACAGCGTTTTCGAAGAAAGAAAGTGCGGATTACAGTGCTATAACGACGTGGGGGGTCTTTACATCCGAGAAAGACGGCTCCGACAACATAATTTTGATGGATGCGAAGCGTGGAAGGTGGAGTTTTCCCGAATTGAAGCGTGAGGCGTATGAAGAATACGATTATTGGGAGCCAGATATGGTGATTATAGAGGCAAAAGCCAGTGGTACGCCCCTTATGGACGAATTACGCCTTCATAACATCCCTGCTTTGGGGTTTTCACCAGGAAAAGGCAACGACAAAACAACTAGAATGCATATGGTGGCTCCATTGTTCGAGGCGGGTAAGGTTTGGGCACCCGAAAACAAGAGTTTTGCTGAAGAAGTTATTGAAGAAATCGCTTCTTTCCCGTATGGTGATCATGACGACTTTTGTGATAGTATGACAATGGCTCTGATGCGTTTTCGTAAGGGTGGCTTTATTTACCTTGACGGAGAGGACGAAGAAGAGGATTATATACCTAAGATGAGGAACTATTACTAATGGCTGAAACTGAGAAAGAACTTAGAGAAGCATCGGAGAATAGGAAGTATGATCCGCAGAAACATTTTGAAACAATGTTAGCAATTAGAGACGCATGGAGAGAACAGGAAGAAGGAGAAGAAGATGGCAGGACTAACACCTGAACAAGTAACAGCGATAACAAAACTAGCTGATAAAGAAGGAATTACTATAAAAAACACGAGTGAGGGTAGAAAGAACCTTGATATGCTTAGAAAACGTCTTGGATTTACGGTTTCTAAAGTTTTAAAAAACGATAAGTCTGCCAATAGTGTTTCAGATAAAGACGTGGAAAAAACTAAACTAAAAAAAGGTGGTGTAGTTAAATATACCAGGGGCGGTTCTGTATCTAATTTCAAAGGAACCTATTGATGGGTGGTAAAAAAGGAAAGACGTATGAGGACATTAAGAAGATAAAACCTATTGATCCTCAGTTATTGAAGATGTTAAAAAGTATAAAGGCTGATTTTGATAGAAAGCCAAAAGTGAAGAAAGCTTTCGGTGGTACAATAGACATGAGCCGTGGACAAGCAGGCTATAACTTTAAAGGGGTGTTTTAGTGGCAGAAGAACGTAATCCTCTTGCAGCGTTAGTTGACTCTGGTATTAGTCCAGAAGTGGACGTGGATGAAGCGTCTGTAGAGATTGATGTTAATATGCCTCAAGAATTTGAGGGAGGAGCCGAGGTTCTCGATGATGGGCAAGGTGGTGCGATTGTTCAAGCTCTTATGGAGCAACAGCCTATGGAAGTCATGGCAGAAGCGTATGACCACAACGCTAATCTAGCCGAAGCGTTGGATGACGCTACTTTAGGCGAATTATCTTCAGATATACGAGCTTCTTTCGAAGAAGACCAAGAATCAAGGTCCGAGTGGGAAGATACCTATACCAAGGGTCTAGATCTGCTTGGCGTACAGTATGACGATAGAACAGAGCCTTTTGAAGGTGCAAGTGGGGTAACTCACCCTCTTATATCCGAATCCGTAACCCAGTTTCAGTCACAAGCCTACAAAGAGCTATTACCGTCTGGTGGGCCTATAAAAACCCAGATTTTGGGTGAAAAGACCCCAGATAGAGAAGCTCAAGCGGGTAGAATAAAAGAATTCATGAATTACCAGATCACGGAAGTGATGGAGGAATTCGATCCAGACACAGACCAAATGCTCTTTTACTTACCTCTGTCTGGGTCAACCTTCAAGAAAGTGTACTTTGATCCTACGAAACAAAGAGCCGTATCGAAGTTTATACCTGCTCAAGACTTGGTTATTCCGTATTCTGCAAGTGATGTACAGACAGCGTCTCGTGTTACTCATGTTTTGCGTATGGACGAGAACGAACTGCGTAAGTTACAACTTGGTGGAGTATATAGAGACATAGAACTATCTGCCTCTGAAGAAGACGCTTCGGCAGTAGAGGAGAAGAAAAACGAAATAGAGGGTATGTCTAAGGGATACTCTGAAGAAACACACACTATTCTTGAGTGTCACTCTGACCTAGACATAGAGGGTTTTGAGGATATGGGAGCAGACGGACAGCCGACAGGATTGAAACTGCCGTATGTTGTGACCCTACACAAGGACAGTGGTGAGATATTGTCTATCCGTAGAAATTATGACGAAGGCGACCAATTGAAGAGAAAGAGGCAATTTTTTGTCCATTACAAGTTCATGCCTGGTCTAGGTTTCTACGGTTTTGGATTGATACATATGCTCGGTGGACTAGGAAGAGCAACCACGAGTATTTTAAGACAGTTGATTGATGCGGGCACGTTAGCTAATTTACCTGCAGGTTTTAAGGCACGAGGCGTAAGAGTACGAAACGACGACGAACCTTTACAGCCCGGTGAGTTTAGGGACATTGATGCCCCTGGAGGTAATATCCGTGACGCTATAATCCCGTTACCATATAAGGAACCTTCTGGAACACTGGCACAGCTTCTAGGCACGTTGATAGAGAGTGGTAGACGCTTTGTTTCTATCGCAGATGCTAAGATAGGTGAGGGAGGGCAACAGAACGCTCCCGTAGGTACTACTGTAGCCCTATTAGAGCGTGGCATGAAGGTTATGTCAGCAATCCACAAAAGGCTGCACTATGCTCAGAAGACGGAGTTTAGGCTGTTAGCAAGGATCTTTGCAGAGAACTTACCTCCTCTTTATCCGTATGAGGTTGCAGGAGCAGAGCAACAAGTAAAATCAACAGACTTTGATGCACGGGTGGATGTATTACCCGTAAGCGATCCAAACATATTTTCTATGGCTCAGAGAGTAACTCTGGCTCAAACTCAGCTACAACTAGCTCAATCCAACCCACAAGTACATAATGTTCATGCTGCTTACAGACGTATGTACCAAGCTCTGGAGGTACAAAACATTGAGGAGATTCTTCCACCGCCACCGCAACCACAGCCAACTGACCCTGCCATTGAAAATGCGAGAGCCTTGGCGGGTGAGTTACTACAAGTATTTCCGGAACAAAGTCACGATGCTCATATATTGGTACATACTACCTTTATGCAGACACCTCTGGTAGCGACATCTCCACAAGTCATGGGTACGTTCTACTCACATCTTCAAGAGCACATAGCCTACAAAGCAAGAGCGATGGTAGAGAAAGAAGTAAACGAGGCAGCACAAGGACTGCAACAAGGTGTACAGCAAGGACAGATTGATCCTATAACTGGACAGACGTATATGAATGAATTAGAACAAGGAGCTAACGACCCCGCCTCCATTGAACAAAGGGTCGCTCAGATAGAAGTACAGCTAATGAAGGAGGTCATGGCTGCGGTTGCCCCACCACAACAGGTGCAGGAAGATCCACTCGTAAAGATACGAATGCAAGAACTTGCTATTAAACAAAAGCAAGCAGAAAATGATGCGAGCGTGGAGCAATCAAAATTACAGCTTGAGCAGATGAAACTGCAACAACGAGCTGCAACCGACTCTGCAAGATTAGAATTGCAGGAAGAAGTCGCTGATGAAAGAAACCAAGTAAATAGAGAACGAATAGACGTACAAAGGCAGTCAACACAACAACGAGGCTGAAATGTTTGACCCTATTACGATCACGGCTGCCGTCAGCACGGCATCCACCGCCTTTGCGGGGATTAAACGTGCGTTTCAAGCGGGGCGTGATTTAGAATCGATGACGCAAGATCTGTCCCGTTGGATGGGTGCGGTAAGTGACGTGGATGCAGCACATAAGTCTGCTAATAACCCTACCATGTTCCGTAAGGTCTTTGGTGGTGGTAGTGTTGAATCAGAGGCTATCGAAGCTTTTGCAGCGAAGAAGAAGCTTGAAGAACAAAGGTACGAGTTAAAACAGTTTTTAATGTTTACGCATGGCTCAAAGTCTTGGGAGGAGCTGCTCCAGATGGAGGGGCAAATCCGTAAAAGGCGACAGAAAGAAATATATGATAGAAAACTATTACAGGAGAAAATTATTGGGTATATCTTACTTACAGTGGTTCTTGTTGTTGGTTTTGGTGTTTTGGGTAGTCTTATATACACACTTATGGGCTTCGACAGAGGATGGTGGCAGTAAATGTGTTCGGAAAGATGGCGGTCAATATACATTCGAATGGCTCTGCAACCAGGAAGGTGTGATATATTTAGCACAGTCAGAAAATATAAAGCAATGTTTTACTTGTTTCTTGAAGAAATTCAGCGATTGGACATGGGAACAAGAAGTAAGAAAAGGGATTAGAGAAGACCCTAAATACATAACGTGTCGTAGGTATAAGAGGGTTCAAGCAAAGAATGGTCAACAAGTTTGTTTGTACAAAGGAGCAAATAACACATATACTTTAGTTGTAGAAGGACAGTGCCCCGTAGAGTATAGATGTAAGTATGATCCGAATGGACAAGAACCAAACATAAACAGCGTAGTTGACTCTTTAAACGATAAATTCAAATGAAAACACTAGCATTTATATTAGTAATAATGAATAATACGAACATCGAGGGAGAGATTATGTTCCCTAGCTTTCAGAAATGTTCGTGGTATCAAGCCATGATTGACAATTCAAAAGCGGGAAAAGTTCATAACTACTCAGCCTACTGTAAGCCAGTTGTTATAACGAAGAGAGAAGACATATAATGCAAAAGAAGTTACAGAAAGGGTCTATTTTAGCAGAGGAGCTAGATACTAATGGCGATGGAGTGGTAACGGATCAAGAGCTTATGCTCAAAGAACGAATGATGCGTTTGGAGAATCAAGACAAAAAAGAAGATCAACAAAGATATATGGTGTGGTTTTCTGCTATTTCTGTTACACTGTTTATCGTCGTACTGATGCTACCCGTAGTTCCATTAGATAGAGTAGATCATTTGTCCTCTATAGCCTCAACTTGGGTGATAAGTAATATGGGAATAATCGGTGCGTTCATTGCAGGTAACGCTTTTAGTAGAAAAAGTGGAGGTGGAAAAAATGAGCCTATTTGATTTACCGTTATGGAAAATGCCTAAAAAAATGTTAATTTATGTTAAAAATAAAATTGTGTCGTTCTTTACAAAAACGGAGAAAGAAGATGTATAAATACTTAAAAAGAATTTGGTGTGCCTTACTAAATAAAAAATGTGACGTTTGTATGTGTAGTGAGGCATAAAAATGCTGTCTACAATACTAAGCTCTGTAGGTAGTCTTGCTAGTTCTTACATAGAAGGCAAGACTGCTATTCAAAAAGCAGAGGCTACTATTCGCATGAAAGAAGCCACTGGCGAGATAGATTGGGACTTAGCTGCGATGAGAGCCTCACAGTCGTCCTGGAAAGACGAATGGCTTACTTTACTTTTCAGTATACCACTGATTTTAAGCTTCTGCGGCTCGTGGGGCAGAGAAATAGTAGCAGACGGATTTACAGCATTGGCGGGTATGCCTCAGTGGTATCAAATAGCATTAGGAGCTATCGTAAGTGCAAGTTTTGCAACGAGAGCATCAGCTAAGTTTTTCGGAACAAGGAAAAAGAAATAAACAAAAATCCCTATCCTTTCGGGCCATACGCAATTGTGGGACGAGTTGTTACTTGCGAAATCTGTGGACATCAGTATATTGGCAGTGGGTGTGTCTTTTGTGAAAAAACTCACACTCACCAAGAATCTGTTGATTGGACAGATGAGGTAATTAAACAAAAGGAGAAAAAAGATGGCGTTTAAACTATCCCAGAGAAGTTTTCAAAAACTGGCAGGAGTGCACGAAGGGTTACAAGAAGTAGTCAAGGCAGCCATAGGTCTTACGAAAGTGGACTTCGGTGTGATTTATGGTGTCCGCAGCTTAGATGAACAAACTCGCCTTTTTAAGGCAGGACGATCACAGACAATGAAGAGCAAGCACCTTCTTCAAGATGACGGAAAAAGTCATGCTGTGGACTTAATGGCGTATGATTCTGGAGAGGCAAGTTGGGAACTGAACTTGTACGATGAGATAGCTGACGCAATGAAAGAAGCTGCTGTAAGATATGACCTTCCGATACGTTGGGGAGCTTGTTGGCATATAGACGACCTTCGTGATTTTGAGGGCACAGCAGAAGAAGCAATGATGGAATATGTAGATTTACGTCGCTCTCAGGGAAGGCGACCGTTCATCGATGGACCCCATTTCGAATGTAATTTTAAGTAATTTAAGGACTAGATGTATGGATGTTGTTGACTTTGCAAAATATTTGTATAATAAATTTGATGAGAGAGAAAAAGATATTGCACAAGATCTAGTATTAGGAAACATAAAAGATTGGAATCAGTATCAACATTTAGTGGGTGAGGCACGGGGACTCTCACTTGCTAAAGAAGAAATAAAATCCCTGCTGGAGAATAGATTAGAAGATGCCGAGCAAATTATTAGTTCCTGACTTTTATAAAGTCCCAAACAAAGAACCAGACCTCCCCTTAAAAGATAGATTACCACAGCCAACAGGTTGGAGAATCCTTGTTATGCCGTACAGAGGCAAAGGCAAGACTGAAGGGGGTGTCTTTATGCCCGAAGATGTCGTTGAAAGAGAGGCGTTGGCTACTGTTGTCTCTTATGTGTTAAAGGTTGGGCCTTCAGCATATGAGGATAAAGAGAAATTTGGAGATCAAAAACCTTGGTGTAAAGAAGGTGATTGGGTCTGCATTGGTCGATATGCCGGGGCAAGATTTAAAATTGATGGTGGTGAAGTAAGAATTATTAACGATGATGAAGTTATTGCCACGATTCAACACCCAGACGACATATATAGTGTTTAGGAGATAGCATGGAACAGGAACAAAAAGTAGAAGAAGCAGAAACCGTTGAGGTAGAAGTTGCAGATCCTTCCATTAAGGAACAGAAGGACAAAGAGGTTGAAGTAGTTCAAGAAGTTGAGATTGAAGCGAAACAAACCGAGACTAAAGAGGAGCCAAAAGAAGACGAGCTTGAGAATTACAGTAAGAACGTACAGACTAGAATAAAGAAACTTACAGAAAAATATCGAAAAGAAGAAAGAGATAGAGAAGAAGCTGTAAGGCTGTCCCAACATCTTTTACAGGAAAACAAGAAGCTCAAACAGACAGTAGGAAACCTTGATAAAGGATATCTTTCTGAATATGGCACTAGATTGGAGTCACAAGAAGACCAGGCAAAGAGGGCTTATTCCGAAGCGCATCAAGCCGGAGACTCCGAGAAAATGTTTGAAGCTCAGAAAGCTTTGTCAAAAATAGCCATAGAGCAAGAACGGTATAGATTAGCTAAAAACCAATCGGATACAGCAGAACAACAAGCTGAAGCTGAACCAACTACACCGCCTCAACAGCAACAACCAAAGGCTGAAGTGTCTCCAAAAGCTAAAACTTGGGCTGAAAAGAACGAATGGTTTGGGGATAATGAGATCATGACTCAAGCAGCTTTTGTTCTACATAATAAATTAATACAAGAAGAAGGGTTTGACCCGGAGAGCGATGAGTATTATAGTGAGATTGATAGACGTATGAGAACAGAGTTCCCTCATAAGTTTGAGAAACAGAAAACGAGTAACGGAGTTCAGGTCGCTTCTGCGAATTCCACAGCATCTCGTAGTACGCAACAGAAGCGAAGATCGGTAAAACTATCGCCTTCTCAAATAGCGATAGCTAAAAAATTAGGTGTACCTCTTGAAGAGTACGCAAAATATGTGAAGGACTAAGATATGACAGATAGAACACCGAGAAAAGAAACGACCCGTGAAGCAACTTCACGCAGAAAGCCTTGGACACCACCCAACAGGTTGAATGCACCTGAACCCCCAGAGGGATACAAGCACAGATGGATTCGTATCTCCACTCGTGGAGAGGACGATAAAGTCAACGTCCATACTAAAATGGATGAGGGATGGGAGCCAGTAAGGGCTGAAGAATACCCCAGTAGGGACTTACCAACCATAGAAGATGGAAAGTATGCAGGAGTTATAGGTACAGGTGGATTAATGCTTGCCAGAATGCCTCTCGAAACAGTCAAAGAGAGAAATGAATTTTATCGAGGTAGAACTCGTGAACAAATGACTGCCGTTGACAGTGATCTAATGCGTGAACAGCATCCTTCGATGCCAATCACAAATGATCGTCAAACTAGAGTTTCATTCGGGGGTCGAGGTGATTCCCCTAAAAATTAATTTTTTGCATAGGAGCTAATCATGGCAAACACAAACGTAAAGTTTGGATTAAAGCCGATTGGTGTTATTGGGGGAGGCCCCGGTGTCACTAGTCAGTATTTTATCAAAAGTGATGCTTCAGCGATTTTCCAAGGTTCCCCTGTTGAAGTCGAACTTACAGGCGGTACTGCGGCAATCATAACTAGTGCAGATGGCGACGGGAAGCAACTTCTCGGAGTTTTCGCAGGTTGTGAATACGTTGATGCAACTACAGGTAAACTTACCTTCAAAAATCAGTGGGGCGGTTCAGGCACTGCTGATACTAACCACGACATAAAATGTTTTGTTTATGACAATCCAATGACGAAGTTTATTATTGCTTCTGACGGGACAAACACAAACAGGGCAACTGCAAAAGCAGATATTTTCAAAACAGCACAACTTGCTACGGCAACTGCAGGAAATTCCACAACTGGTCTTTCTAGTGCTATGATTGATATATCTACAGCAGAAGCGTCAGACCCTTCTAATCCTTTGATGATCATAGGTATTCATGAGGATGTGACAAATGCTGATCACTCTGCAGCAGGTATCTCTTATGTCGTTAAACTTAACAACCATGTGTATGCTTCGTCTAGTGGCGATGCAGATGCAGCTATTTCATAAGGGGGACTAATAATGGCGATATCTAGAGCACAATTAGCCAAAGAGTTAGAACCAGGTTTAAACGCCCTCTTTGGTATGGAATATGGTCGATATGAGAACCAACATTCTGAAATTTTCACAACTGAGTCTTCAGATCGTGCATTTGAAGAAGAAGTAATGCTTTCTGGTTTCGGGGCTGCCCCGGTCAAGCAAGAGGGTTCAGTGGTATCATTTGATGATGCTAATGAGTCTTTCACTGCTCGATACAACCATGAAACCATTGCTTTGGCTTTTGCTATCACAGAGGAAGCAGTAGAGGACAACCTCTATGACCGTCTTTCTGCTAGATACACAAAAGCTCTAGCTCGATCAATGGCTCATACAAAACAAGTCAAAGCGGCTTCAGTTCTTAACAACGCTTTCGATTCTACTGTAACAGGTGGAGACGGCAAAGAGTTGTGTGCAACTGACCATCCACTACTAAACGGGGGCACATTATCTAACGAGCCTTCAACTTCTGCGGATTTAAACGAGACATCTCTTGAGGATGCCCTAATTAATATTGCGGGATTTGTGGACGAGCGTGGTCTAAAGGTTGCACTTCGAGGCACAAAGCTTATCATTCCTCGACAGCTACAGTTTGTTGCTGAGAGATTGATGGCTTCTGCGCTTAGATCTGGAACTGCCGACAATGATGTGAATGCTATCAAGTCAATGGGAATGCTTCCACAAGGTTATACTGTGAATGACTTCCTAACAGACACTGATGCTTTCTTCATCATGACTGACACTCCAAGAGGTTTCTTACATTTCGAGAGAACACCTCTTTCAACAAACATGGAATCTGACTTCGACACAGGTAACATGAGGTATAAGGCTCGTGAGAGATATTCTTTCGGGTTCTCAGATCCTCGTTGTGTATTTGGGTCACCAGGAGCCTAATTTCATAGTTTTCCTCCCAACTTAAAGGGCGAGTAAAATCGCCCTTTCTTTTTGTGTGGAATTGTTTTATATTCTAAATATCCAAACTATCACATAATGTGGTAGACATTGCCAGATTGGAGGTAAATATGGCTAATACAACTTTCTCAGGGCCAATACGGTCACAAAATGGAATGAAACTAATCAGTAAAGATTCTACTACTGGTTTAGTATCAGACAGAACTCTTGGAGATTATCCACAAGACACAAGACGTTTTTATTTAGACGAATGGTTTCTACAAAGACCTGGTTTAAATGCAAACATTGACCAAGTATCAACAGTTGAAGTTCAAAGAGCTTTGAATAGAAATTGGGAAGCACTTGGAACTAATATGACTACAGCTTTGTGTACTTTTAATACTACTTCGGCAGGAATTGTTGCAACAACAGCAGGTGCTGACCAAGATCAAGCAGTGCTTACTCCACATTTAGATACTGCTGCGACAGCATGGGCCGGATGCTTATGGGGCACCGAGAACCAAGTGCATTGGGAAACATCAATCGCATTGCCTGCAATTGATAACCAAAAAGTTTGGGCGGGTTTAAAGCTTACTAATGACCAGTTGATCGCAACTGATGCTGATCAGGCATATTTTAAGTTTCAGACTGATGCTACTAACAGTGAAGCATTTGATGATTTTACCTTGTTACATTTTGTTCATAGTATTGGTGGTACTGACCACATTAGTGCATTACCTATTACTGTGGCTGCTGATACAATTTACCATTTAAAAATTACTTTTGATAGTTCAAGACAAATGTCTATTTTTGTAAATGGTGTTCAGTACAACATAACAAGTACATCTGGAAGCACAGGTGGAACTTCTGTTACTACTGGAACAACTAAATCGGCTGCTATGACAGATGATGTTGATTTTATTCCTTACATTGGAGTTGAAGCGGGGGCAGCGGCTGCTGAAGCAATTCATTGTCATTATGTAAAAATGAGTAGAATAATTAACGAATAATTGTTTTTAGGAGGGCAATATGGCTGATGCAGTAGCCTCACAAACGATACTCGATGGTCCAAAACAAGTTGTTATGAAGTTCACCAATATAAGTGACGGCACGGGCGAAAGTGCCGTCACTAAAGTAGATGTTAGTGCTCTTTCTACGAACACTGACGGTGCTACTTGCACGGGCGTAGCGATAGAACAGATATGGTGGCAGTGTCTTGGTATGAAAGTAAGCATACTATTTGATGCTACCTCAGATGTTCTAGCCATTCAGCTTGGTGAGAATCAAAGTGGGCATCACGATTATAGGGATTTTGGTGGCATACCGAATAACGCAGGTTCTGGAGTTACGGGGGATGTTCAGTTTACAACTGTAGGTCACTCTAGCGCAGATACCTATACGATTATTTTGGCTATGCGTAAGAACTATGGCTGATCGTAAGCGAGATAAACAGCCACCAAAGACAAAAAAGTATTTCCGCTCCACTAAAAAAGGAGCGGGGATGACCACGGCAGGTGTCGCCCGTTATCGTAGGGAGAACCCTGGTAGTAAGTTAAAGACGGCTGTTACTAAGAAGAAGAACCTTTCTACTAAGGACAAGTCTAGACGTAAGTCTTACTGTGCCAGAAGTGCGGGTCAAATGAAGAAATTTCCCAAAGCAGCTAAAGATCCTAATAGCCGATTGAGACAGGCTAGGAGACGATGGAGATGTTGATGAATAACCAAATTATAGTAGGTGTCACAACGGCTGTTGGTTTTGGTGTGCTGTCTTGGATGGCGTACACTTTAATAGAAGTAGATAAAAGAACAGAAGTTATGTCTGTTACTGTGAGTAAAAACCACGAGATGTTAAAACCTTTGTGGGAAGACTTTATAAGGAGAAGTGCTAAAAATGGCAATGGGGAGATCGCAAATGGCAAAGCAAGTTTCGAAATCTGGGAGTAGCAAGGACGCTTGTTACCATAAGGTAAAAGCTCGTTACAGAGTTTTTCCTTCAGCATATGCTTCTGGAGCTATAGCAAAGTGCCGAAAGGTGGGGGCAGCTAATTATGGTAAATCTACTAAGAAAAAAGCGTATGGCGGTATGATTGAATCAGATCAACCTCGTAAGAGATCTTTGCCTAGGGGCTTCAAGAATGGGGCTAGTGTTATTATAGCTAGAGGATGTGGTACTGTAGAGGGCAGAAAGAGAAAAAAAACTAGGATTTTTTGATGGCTGTTCGTAAGACAAAGAAAGGACTTGCTCTAAAGAGATGGTTTAAAGAAGATTGGAAGGATGTTCGCACGGGTAAAGCTTGTGGCAGACAAAAAGGAGAAAAGAGGGGAACCCCGTATTGTAGACCTTCTAAAAGAGTAAGTAAGAAAACTCCGAAAACGGCTTCTGAGATGTCGTCCTCGGAGAAACGTAAACGAATATCTCAGAAGAAAAGAATTGGTCAACCCGCAGGGAAGCCAAGAAGAGTTCAAGCAGCAAGAAGGAGAAAGACATGAAAAGTAAAATGAAACCAAAGAAAAGAATGATGAAAGGCGGTACCGTCAAGAAGATGATGAAAAAGGGCGGTGCTATTAAGAAGATGAAGACAGGTGGATTAACTATGGGCAACAAAGGTAAAACTATGACCGTAGCTTCTGCTAAAAAATTCTTAAAGGAAAATGGTTTTGTGGTTCTTGGCAAAAAGAAAAAGTAATCAATGCCATACTTACAAAGTAACATCCCACACTTTAAGTGTTGGGTGCGGAAAGAATATACGCATAATCACGAGAAATATCATGGAGAGTTTCTACACGCTATGGCGATTGCAGTTACTACCATGCCGAATAGGTGCCTAAGTTTCCAGTTAATCTTCACAGGTTGTGAAGCAGAGGACGAAGAGAATGTACATGGAGGTGCAATGTGGGCTAGGATGCCGATCACAGCGTTGGTCGGTGACTTCGATTTTGAGGGATGGCCCGACCCTATGGCGACGTATTTAACACAACCTTGGGATTGTGCGTCACATCATCATTCTGTATATGTCCTAGACAGAGCAACACCATGTCCCTGGTTAGCAAAGATAGGATCTAAGTTTTACCCTGCAAAATACTTGTTTACCGTGGACTACACAGAGAGTGAGATCGCTGATGACCCGGCACAACATAAACAGAGCCATGTGATGCAACTACTAGAAGCAGACAACTATACAGGAAATATTGTTGCCTTGCCAAACAATCGTGTGAGAGTAACGCATCCCGCTTGGTTTGAAACTGGAGAAGGTGCTCCAGACTTTAAGCCGTCTCAGCATATTCACTACTCGAAGTCAGACTTGGATTATGTATTGGACGTAAACCAAATATTTGATAATATGTACGCAAATGATGAAGAGGACGAATAAATGGCAACATCTAGCTCCAGAGACTTTGATCTTGACGTAGCAGAAATAATAGAAGAAGCCTACGAGAGGTGTGGGATAGAGATACGGACAGGCTATGACGCTAAGACTGCTCGACGTTCTCTCAACCTAATGTTTGCTGATTGGGCAAATAGAGGACTTAACCTCTGGACAGTGACCCAAGCAACTCAATCACTCACTTCTGGCACAGCATCCTATTCCTTTTCTACAAATTTTACAGATTTACTTGACGTTGTTATTCGAGATTCAAACAGCACGGACTTTTCAATATCAAGAATATCAAGAAGTGAGTATTTAAATATTCCTAATAAAACGTCAACGGGTCGTCCAAGTCAGTTCTTCTACGATAGACAAGTGACTCCCACAGTAACAGTGTGGCCCACCCCAGACGTATCCACTTACACTTTAGTTTATTATTATGTTAACAGAATTCAAGATGCAGATACGCTTCAGAATACGACGGATGCTCCTTTTAGGTTTCTTCCTTGTATGGTTGCGGGTCTTGCCTATTATCTATCGCTTAAAAGAGCACCCGAAAGAACCCAACTCTTGAAAGTTGTGTATGAAGAAGAGTTCCAAAGAGCAGCGGACGAGGACGAGGATAGGGTTTCTCTTAAATTACAACCTAGTATTCAGTACTTGAGGACATAATGCCTAGGTACGCATCAAATAAAAGAGCATATGGAATATCGGATAGGTCTGGTTTTCGCTATCGTCTAAGGGACATGAGGATGGAGTGGAACGGATCTTTGGTAGGTAAGGATGAATACGAAGCAAAACACCCTCAATTAGAGCCTTCTAGAATTATAGCAGATCCACAGGCTTTACGGATGCCTAGACCAGACACGGCTGTAGAAACAACAGCGTTTGTGGTGTATACTAATTCTGGTGACGGTATAATAGGAAAGAAATTAGATTCTCTTGCTACTTTGACGACTAGCTTGGGGACAGTAACGGTGACAACATCATGAGCTTTACATTTGCTACATTAAAAACAGCTATACAAGATTACTCTGAAAATACAGAGACTACCTTTGTAGCTCATCTCTCCGATTTCATCAAGGCTACCGAGGAACGTATTCTAAAAACTATAGATTTAGAGTTTTTTCGAAAAAATGTTACGGCTGCCACAACTTCAAGCAACAGGTTTCTTGCTGTTCCAGACGACTATTTATCTTCTTTTAGCTTGTCAATAACTAATTCTAGTAACAAAGAATTTTTATTGCAGAAGGATGTTAACTATGTCGAGGAATATAATCCTAATGCTTCTACCACTGGAGCACCCAAGTACTACGCTCTATTTGATGTTAGTAACTTTATTCTTGCACCTACTCCCGATGCTGCATATACGGTTGAGCTTCATTACTACTATAGACCTAATAGTTTGACTGCGGGATCTGACTCAGGAACTACCTGGTTAAGCACAAATGCTCCAAATGCGATGTTGTATGGCAGTCTTATAGAGGCGTATACCTTTATGAAAGGAGAGGCAGATGTCATGAAGATGTACAATGATCGCTTTGTAGAGTCACTATTAAGGTTAAAAGAATACGGAGAGGCTCGTGAAAATGCTGATGCGTATAGGAGAGGATTACCAGAAAGGCCCAGAACATAATGCTGATGGAGATGCAGAAAGAACCAATCGTTGAGGTTCATACAACCGACAATAGAGGGTTTACCCCCGAAGAAGTAGCAAAGAGATGTGTGGATAAAGTGGTTGAGGTGAGCGATAGTGCTCCTCCTGTTATACGAGACCAGGCAAGAGCCTTCAAAGAACATTTAGAGAAAGTTATAGCGTTTTACATGAAAGAGGCTATAAATTCAGATAGGGTAACAGTTTACAATGCAATTAAAGATGCCGGTTATGATAAGTTGGCAGAACATATAAGGAGGTTATAATGGCATTTTCTGGTAACGCACTCTGCTCCACTTTTAAGAAGGAGCTTTTAGAGGGCACACATAATTTTGCGAATGGTGGGAACTCTTTCAAGTTAGCTTTGTTTACCAACTCACAGGCGGGTAACAACGGGCTAGGGGGAACAAGCACCACAATGGACGCTACGGTAACTCTTTACCATAGTGATTCTAGTAATGAGGTAGCTAACTCTGGAGATTATGTTCAGGGAGGGACAGCACTAGGTAGTCAAGCAGTAAGTGGTTCCCAAACACAAACAACAGCTTTTGTTGACTTTGCCGATCATACTTATGGTTCCGCTACAATTACAGCAAGAGGAGCTTTAATATATAACGATACAAATAGTGATAAAGCCGTTTGTGTCTTAGATTTTGGGGCAGATAAATCCTCATCCTCTGGAAACTTTACAATAGTGTTTCCAAGTGCAAGCACGAGTGATGCGATAATAAGGATAGCGTAATGGCTTTAGCGATTGCAGATAGAGTACGAGAAACCACCACCACCACGGGCACGGGGACAATAACTCTTGCGGGAGCCGTAACTAATTTTGAAACTTTCACTTCAAATTTATCTAATGCAGATACTACCTATTATGCAATTGTTGACAACACCAATGGTGCCTTTGAGGTTGGTCTGGGCACCTTTACTTCGTCTGGAACAACTCTTGCTAGAACCACTGTTATAGCGAGTTCTAATAGTGATAGTGCGGTTAACTTTGGATCAGGCACAAAAGAAGTTTTTATAACTATACCTGCCAGTAAGATGGTGGTTGAAGATGGCAGTAATAATGTTGCCATAGGCGGTACAGTAACCGCTACGGCTTTTAGTGGTAGTGGTGCAAGCCTTACAGGTGTTGATGTAGTAAACGATACGTCACCACAGCTTGGTGGCAATCTAGACCTAAATGGTAATGACATTGTAACGACATCCAATGCAGACCTAGAATTAGCACCAAATGGAACAGGTCACGTTACTGTAAAAGGTAATACCAACCAGGGAGCTATACAATTTAACTGTGAGAATAATAGTCATGGTCAAATATTAAAAGCAGCCCCACACTCAGAAGCAGCTTCAAACACACTAACTTTGCCAAGCACTGGGGGTGACGTTAATTTAGTGTCAACAGCTTCAACTGCTACACTGACAAACAAAACCTTTGGAGATAACGTAAGTTTTGGTGACAATAATATTACAAATGTAGGTGATATAGCTGTAGACTCTATAAGCCCAGATGCAACGGATATAAATATTGCAGTATCGGATAATTCAGCTACAGCGTTTACAATAAAGCAAAGCACCAATAACTATCTTGTTATAGATACAGGAGATGGTGGTGAGTCTGTAGCAATAGGCACAGGTGTATCAGGCACTGCTATATCTATAGGGCATACAACATCAGAAACAACAGTAAACGATAATCTTACAGTAACAGGCGATTTTACAGTAAATGGAACAACTACAACTGTAGATACTACAAACACAACAGTTAAAGATAGTTTGTTAGAATTAAACAGTGGAGCAACGTCAAATTCTAATGACTGTGGTATAGTTATAGAAAGAGGGTCTACTGGCGACAACGCCATACTTATGTGGGATGAGAGTGCTGATACATTTGTAGTAGGAACAACAACAGCAACTGGAGCATCAACAGGAAACCTTACAGTTACAGACGGAGCGTTACAGGCAGGATCACTAGACATTTCTGGTAACGTAGATGTAGACGGAACACTGGAAGCTGATGCTATGACATTAAACGGCACAGCAATAACTACGACAGCAACATTGTCTACTGGAATATCAAACACAAATGTGTTAGTTGCAAACGCAAATATAGTTGATAATGATTTTTTAAGAGTAGACGGAACAAGTATTGAGGGTAGAAGTGCCTCTGAACTTGCAACAGACATAGGGGCAGCAACAACAGATGATGCGACTGCTTTGGCAATAGCGTTAGGATAAAGGAGAAAAAATATGGCAGATGACGCAACTACGACAATACAGGCAACTGTGCTACCAGATGAGATTGCTAAAACAATATCAGCAACCATGACGGTCACACCTGCTGATGCAACGGAAAAATGGTACTACAAATTAACTAGTGTATCAAATGCAAGCTCAGACTTAATAGCAGGTCATTTTACAGATTATACAGCAGTTGATGATGACACAGCCCCAACAGCAGTAGCTTCAGGTGATAAAGTAAAATACTTATTTATTAAAAATGTAGATGGCAACAGTAGGAGTATTTATGTTTGTTTTGATGCAGGAACAGCATCATCTAGTTTAGCAGATGCAGTAACAATAGGACCTAATGAGGCTTTTGCGGCTAGGCTTCCAAATGCAACAGTTGCTGATATACACGCAATTTCATCAGCATCAACAGCAGAGGTTATAGTAGCAGCTCTCTTAGATGATGTATAAAGGAGCATTAAATGGCTAATACGTTTAAAAACAAAGTGTATAGTGGTTCAACTACAT